GAGTTCGTCTGACTATCCAGCCAACATCTTCCACCAAACCGCGCCAGATACCCTCTAGATTGCCCCAGAATCGCTCACACAGCGTCTGGGGCTTTCTTGTGGGTGTTGATCCCATATTGGGGGTCAAAGCGATTGTAGGGCATTCTGGTGCGAAGTAGGAGTTGGGATGGAAATCAAGGGGATTGGATGGGAATAGGGACTGGGAATCGTTCCCGCTTTCGCACAGAGAATCACAAACACGCACGCGAGGGTCGATCACCACCACCATATCTTGTGTTCGCCATGCTACTCAACACGGCAGCATGACCGGACTCCGCACCCAATCCCGTGGAACACCGATAGATACTGGGGATTCCCGTGGAACAGGAGTCAATATTACTAACCTTGTCACCGCTTGTAACAATAGGATGGGGCGGGGGGGGTCAGTTTTTTCTGGGCGCAAAAAAAGGGGGAGCGATTAACCCCCCCTTCAAAAATTGCCCAAAGTGGAACTTACACTAGCCTAGCCTCGTACTCACTCATCCACTCGTTTTCCTTGTTGCGGATGAACTTCCCCTTGCCCGGCCAAGCTGTCTTGCCCTTGAGCATGAGGTGCAGGAGTTGCTGCGAGATTCGGAAGAACTGCGCGGCCTCGGTGGTTGTACTGAAGGTGGTCTCTGACCTGTCTGGGTTTGTGACGATGACCTTGCGAGCCTTGGCGTTATTTGCGCCCTGTTTCGCCAGTGACATCTTGCGCTTGGTATCGTCGCTAATGACTCTGGATTGCATCATTTTCGACATGGACTCACGGAACTCTGGGTCTTGCCACCTTGCCACCATGTCTGGTCTTGCGTGCGGGCCGAATGCGTTCTGTGAGATGTTTGCGATAACCCACAGGTTGGATTTTGCAGCCTCGTCTAGCAGGGCTTGCTCTGCGTGGCGCAGGATGGTGCGTAGCTCGTTTGGGCAGTCTACCGGGGTGATGTACTGGTGAGGGATGAACGAGAAGTCCTGTGACCCGTCGAAGGCTTGCTGGAGATTTTGGTTCGGGTGGATTCCCCGCTCAAGGTCACGCTTGTGAGCGGACTTCCTTTGTTGGAAATTTGAGCTTGATCCGATGTAAGCGGTGTTGCCGCATTTGACGATGTAGGTTCCACAATTGTTGGACATGCGATGATTGTAACAAAAGGAGTCTTATTGTCAAAAGTAAAATAACTATTCCCGCTCACGCGCATTTCCCCATTCCACCCCCTCCAATCCCCCCGATGTTCCCGACTGGGAACTTGCCAAGTTGGCGTTCCCCCTGCAATTTGACGCTACCACCCCGCGCCTCTGCAAGAGCGTTTGGTACTCGGCACGCGAACCCGTGGGTGGCACTTACGCTTGACTTATGGCTCCTGCGGTTGGGATCGAACCAACGACCTAGCGATTAACAGTCGCTTGCTCTGCCCCTGAGCTACACAGGATAAAAAGCAACCCCCCTTGGTGCGCATCGTAGAGAGGCGTGGGAGGTGTTGTTGGCTGGATGGTAGTGGTTCATCCCCTGCGTGTCAATTCCACTTCGTCTCAATCTTCTTTGTCTTCTCTATCACACCTTCTTCTGTATCCTCTGTATCCTCTATATACTGGGGTGGGGTGAATGGGGGGTCAATGACACCCACAAGTTCCCCCTTGACGCATGGTGATTCCCTCCGCATTTGAGAAGCATGCCCGACATGGTGTTGGGTTGATACTTTATTACGATTATGCCTAGAGGCGATTCATACGATTTGCAGGGTCAAGGTGGCGGCCAAGTGTACAATGCTGGTGGCAGTGCTGTAGGCCCGTTCCGTTGGGTTCAGTTCGTGAACGACACGGTGTTGAGTGCAATCTCTGCGCCTAACCTTACGGATTCTGGTTCCAAGTTGATCACCATTACGATCCCTGCTGGGTTTGGCCTTGGTGGTACGATCAACAGCTTTGCCGTGACATCTGGTGTTGTTATTGGTTACCGCGCCTAATGTCGCAGTTCCGATCCACTGGTGGGTTAGATGACGCGATTGCCGAGGATGGTGATCGTGGTTTTGTCGGCGTAAACCAGCGGTTGCAACTTAACCAGTTGAAGGCTGGGGAGGTTAGAGAGTCCTTGAACGGGCGCATGGAGGGTTACTGGAAGCCCCGCAAGGTGGTGGTTTCTAGAACTGGGGCATTGACCGTTGGTGGTGATCCGTTGCAGTTGCCATTCTATTTGATTGATGTTGCCAAGACCATCTCGTCAGCGACATACGCCTCAAATGTGGTAACGATTACCATGTCCGCCAATCATGGGTTTGAGGCAGGTTCTAGCGGGTATGCTGTAGTAGCTGGACTGACCTTTACTGGCACTAACAACAACGGGGCCAAGGTGCTGACTTATGTTTCAGCGAACCAATTGAGCTTCCCCGTAACTGGGGTGACTGCGGTTTCCGGGACTGGCACATTGTCCCAGATGCCGATTAACGATGCAGCTAACGCCAATGTCCGAGCCTCCTGTCTGTTCAGCGACCCCAACACCAATAATAAAGAATATGTGATTGTGGCGTTGGACACGGTTGCTAAGAAGATTGACTTGGCTGCTGTTGAGTCTAATTCCGCCTATGTTCCAGAGAATATCGCATATCCAGCTGGAACTGCCTTGGGCGCGGACACCGACATGATTCAAGTGTTTGACAAGGTGATGCTATTCCGAGAGGGGCAGCAGGCGTTGGAGTGGTATCCTAATGGTAGGCCCATTCTTTCTGCGTCACAGAGTGGAACCACCGTTACAATGCGCGTCCGTGAACACGGGCTTGTGGCAGGCACATCTGTGGTGATTGCTGGTCTAACTGGTGGCACTCCAGCCAATGGAACATTTACGGTTCTTTCTGGCGCGGGTCTAACTCAAGACCAGTTCCAATATACCTTTACTACAAGTCAGACCCAGACCTTTGTGGTAACTGCCGCCACCATGACTGACGGATTCACCTTCTCTCCGGGCGGGGCTTACACTCAACCACAAGTATTTAACTCTAGCGGTAACCAAGTTTCGGTTTCTAATGGAGAGGTTTCCTTAAACCTTGGCGTATCCAATGATACAGTATTTGCTGGTGATGTTATTAGGGTTTACGAAAGCACGGTTCCAGAATTCTCTGCAATTGTTGGAAAAGACTTTCAAGTGTCGTCTGCAACGCTGACAAATATCAAATTCTTTGCGCCTGTGGCAAACATCACGGCAAGTGGTTCCACTGGTCAGATTGAGTTTGGTGGTAGGTTCAGCGAGGGTGGTGGGTTTATGCATCAACCGGGTGCGCCTTGGGGTGTTCACTTTCAACGCCGCCTGTGGGTTCCGTACTACTACGACCAGTCTGGGGCTTACAACGCAGTCACCTACACCGACCGCAAGATCACAGACGAGATTGCCGTATCCGACATTCTTGACACCACGACCTTTGACCAGATCGAAAACCAGTTTCGTATTTCTGGTGGTACTGCTGACTATGTGGTTGGGATGCATGGGTTCTACGACGATGCGTTGATTGTCCTCAACAGGAACAGCATCCACCAGATTAAGGGGACGCAGGGGACGCTTCTAGACACTAGGGTTACAGAACTAACCTCCGAGGTTGGCTGCTTAGCTCGCAAGTCTGTGGTCATGAGGGCCAACACCATGATGTTCCTGTCGGATGATGGGGTGTATGGTGTGGAGTTCCTTAACGATTACAACCTTCGCGGGGCCGAGGAGCCAATTTCCAAGAACATCCAGCCTTACATTGACAGGCTCAACAAGGATTTGTCCAACAAGTCAGTTGGAATCTTGTTTGATAACAGGTACTACCTTGCGGTTCCGCTGGATTCCGCTCCGGGCGTTAACGATGCTCGCGGGAACAACTCAATTTTGGTATACAACTTCCTAAATGGAGGCTGGGAGTCGCTAGATACCTTTGGTGACACTAGATTTTTGATCGAAGACCTTATTGTTGGTTCAGCGGGGGTTAGAAACAACCTATATGCTGTTACCGCTAACGGTGGATTGCACCAATTGGAGGCATTTGATGACTCAAATGACAACATCAGCGTGTCCAACACCAATGATGTCAAAACATCTGCACCAATTCTGTCCAAACTAATCACCCGTGGTTACGACCTTGAGACATTGGAGCGGAAAAGGTACACAGACTCGCAGATCAATATGCAGGGGTTGCCGAGCCAGAATTCTGAATACCTAATTGAGTTCGCCGCTGAAGACCCAGACAACTCATCGACTATTGGAACTACCACTCAATTCCTTGATGGACAAATCCTACAATCAATCAACCAAGAGGCTGAAACCGCAAGCATTAGGTGCAGGCTTGGTGGTATTAGAGGCTATACAGGAACCATGATCTTGACAAGGACACAGGGTTCAGCCAAGATAAACTCAATCAAAGTTGCTGGATCAGTAACAAATAGACAAATCATCTCACAGAAATAAGTTATGGGCGCGGTTAATACAACTTACACTTTTACGGCTACTGACACGATTACTAGCACGAAGATGAATAATATCATCGACGAAACCGTGATGACTGGTGACGCTGTTCTTGGTGGATCTGGTGGAAGCGGTGGACTGGATATTGCGTCTGGCAAGTTGAGCATCTCTGCTAATGCCATCAACTCAAGCCGACTTGCGTCAAATTCGGTTACAACCATTGCCATTACCAATGGCAATGTTACCCCAGAGAAGTTGTCTACATACGCACCCACATGGTCAAGCGGAGTAACCACCGTGCAACCCGCATTAGAACTAGGCGGCGGCATTACAACCAATCAAAGTTCTTATATTGACTTTCATGCCGTTCCGGGGACTGATTATGAATCAAGAATAATTCGTGGGGATGGGGCAAATGGTAATTTTGCAATTGAAAATACAGGAACCGGGCTTGTATCTATTGCTCATTATGGCGCGGGTGCGGTGACGCTTCAAACATCAGCCCAAGAACGCATGCGTATCACCGCAAGCGGGAATGTGGGGATTGGGACAGCAAATCCACAACAAAAGTTTGCTATAAACTCTAGCACAAACACATCATGTGGGATGATGCTAACAAACCAAGAGTCTTTGGTTGGATTTATTGGCAATTATGCAACTTGGTTTGGAACTGGTTCTGATAATTCGTTTTCAGTAGCGTCATATGGAGCGTTACCATTAGTTTTTGGAACTAACGCCGCAGAACGCATGCGCATTAGCTCAAGCGGGAATGTGGGGATTGGGATGAATAATCCAAGCACTAAACTTGATGTCAACGGAACCGTAACCGCAACCGAATTCTCTGGGCCTTTGACTGGCAATGTGACTGGCAATGTGACTGGAAATGTGACTGGTGTTGTAACTGGGTCTGCTGGATCTTCATTGATTGGCAATGTAACTGGAAATGTGACTGGTATTGCATCTGGTAACATTAAACAAGGTGGTGGAACCAATCAAACTACAAATGTAGTTTACATGGGCTGGAGTACGGCATCAAAACTTAGAGTGCAAGTTGACTCAACCGACTTTGGCTCCACATGGCCGATTGATGTAAGCGGTAACTCTGCGACAGCTACTACTTCAGCATCGTGTAGCGGAAATGCCGCAACCGCTACCACCGCCTCCACCGTAAGCAACTCCGCTATTACTGCAGCCAAGCTAGATGGCAACCAAAGTGGAGATCCTCCTATTTTCGGAGTTAGAGCGTGGGCTAACATTAACGGAACAGTTGGTTCGGTTTCAGTTAGACAGGGTGGGAATGTATCTGGAGTGGTAAGGAATCAACTCGGAAGATACACTATTACATTTTCAACACCCATGCAGGATACAAATTATGCAATCATTGCATGGGCTAGAGATGCTAATGACACTGATAATAACTACTTTGTTTCGGCGGCATCTAACGCAACAAAAACTACTGGGTCTTTCCAAATTGAGGTAAATTCACCGGGTGGCACTGTAGATTCACCAGAAATTGGAATCATGGTCATTCGATGAACCAGCACATAGCAAAAGCAATAGCAATTTATGAACCTTGACCTTTCACACATCGACCCAGATGTCTTAGCGACTTGCAGCGAGTCCGATAAGATTGAGTATGCGATGTGCAAATCTGATGATAAGATTGACCTACCATTAACGCATGTTTTTACACCCGGTTTATACACCAGAACCATATTCATGCCAGCAGGTTCTTTGGTGATGTCTGTTACTCACAACACGAAGCATCCGTTTGTAATAAGCACTGGCGAGGTTGATGTCATCACCCCAGACGGGCCAATTACCCATATTGCACCATACATGGGGATTACCACCCCCGGAACCAAAAGGTTTTTGCATGTGAAACAAGATACCACATGGACTACATTTCACCCAAACCCAGAAAATATAACAGATCCAGACGAGATCGTAAAAATAGTTTCAGAAAAACTACACAATCCTTTATTAAATGATAAAGATATAACTCCAGCATGGAGCAAGAATGTATCTAGTTCTGTGACAATTAACGCAATTGACGATATGATTAACATTGAAAAACATCCATTAAATCTTGAAAGCGAGGTGACACCATGAGTATGGCTGCTATTGGGATTGGCTCAATGGTTGTTGGGGCTGGGGCGTCAATCTATGGTGCATCTCAAGCAGGCAAGGGTGGAGGCCCAGCACCTGCTCCAGTTGACATATTCAAGAAAAACAAAAAAACTGGTTTAAGTATTTCCGACAAACAACTTGCAGGAACCGTTGGGTACTACGGCAGTGCGCTCCCGCAATTTCTAGACCTTAACAAGCAGTACTCCCCAGAGTTCATCAAACAGGGTTTTGAGTTTGGTCAACAAGGAGTGACTGGATTCCAAGGACTTCGTGATCTGGCTGCTGGTGGCGAAGCGGATGCAATGGCTCGCCTCCGTGAATCTGAGCTTGGCACAATGACCGATCAGGCTGGAATGACCCGTGGACTCATGGAGTCACTTTCTCCAGAGCAAGCGGCGCAAGTTCGCAACATGCAGGATCTAGCAAGCCAAGCA